CAGTAGACCTCGCGGTTCTCAAGGTCCTCGTCGTGGATCACGTACTCGCCGCTCGTGACCACGTACCGGGTCACCGTGTCGCGGGGACCCTTCAGCCACAGCTCGCGCACCCGAACCACCTGCTGGGCCTCGGCCTCCGGATCGTGGCCGACGACCTTGGTGTCCGAGTACACGACCTTGGTGCCAAGGGTGTACTCGTTGGCGTCCTGCTGCTCGTAGACCTCGCCGGGCTTGATTGTGTAGAACTCCATCCGCTCCTTGTTGCGGGCCACCTTCGGACCAAACACGTCCTTCAGGTACCCCATCGAGACCATGCGCTGCCGCAGGAGGCCGCGCTGCTTCGAGTAGTCCTGGCCGATGCTCGGGAACGAGAACAGCTCGACCGGATGCACGACCTCGAAGTCCGCCGTCAGGCCGATCGTCGCGTGATTCACCATGTGTCCGGTGATTCCGCAGGATCCCAGGAGCGTGAAGATGTGGTTGAACTGCGGGACCACGCGCTGCAGCTGGTGCTCCGAGACCACCTGGTCCAGCATGATCTGCGCGATCGAACGCTGGCGGATCGAGCTCAGCGACGAGCCGACGCGCATCACGTGCGGCCGGAAGTCGAGGCTGCTCAACCGCCCCGAGATCTTGTCGACCGCGCTCAGGAGCTCCGAACTCTGGAACTCCAGGCGCTCCGACTCGTCCAGGTACGAATACCGGACCGTGCCGCTCTCGGGGTCGAACACATCAAACTGACGCGCTCCCATCAGGTAGTACAGCGCCACCAGCCAAGTCGCCCTGCGGTACGACAGGCGGTTCATCTCCCGGTCCACGTGCTGGTCGATGATTCTCGCCAGCGCGATCGGGTCCTTGGTCAGCTTGATTGGATCGGTTGCCATTGTTCTGTGCCTTTCGGGCTGCGTACCCACCCGGAACCATCTTCATCCGGTCCTTGACCTGAGCATACTGAACCACGGAGTCCCTGTCCGGAAGCGTGTTTCCGACCGAGTCCGGGTGCCCCCCACTGGTTCGCACGGACGGGTGGCGGGGGCCGTTTCCGAAGTACGAGAGGCAGAGGGTGCCTAGCCAAGCATCGGAAACTGTGACCTCCCGATCCGCGCCTCTCGGACTTGGCGGCTCCTTCTCGGGGCAACCCCCGAAGTACCACCGGGCCATCGCCTCGAACAGCGACTGCGGGATCCGGGTCTCAGATCTTGGAGTAGCGGGTCGGTCGTGTATCTGGGGTTCGTGCATCGAGGATCTCGTGGATCTGTGCGGCGGTCAGCTGGTTGATGTCGAGGCCCTCGCCGATGTGGGTCCCGTCCTCGAAGAAGTCGCCGTCCCGCAGGCGCTCGAACAGCGTCTTGGTGGCCTCGGCACCGGGGACCTTGGAGAGGCGGCCGCGCAGCACGAACTGGGACATCGCCACCGCGTCGATGCAGTCGTCCTTCTCCAGGCCGCCGTCCTGGGCCTCCGGGTTGAACGACTCGATCTGGTCGAACAGGATCCGCCAGGGGACCTGGTCGCGCCGCCACAGGGGCAGCTTGATCTTGCCGTGCTCGAACCGGAACTGGAGGCCTGCGATCTTGTCCTGCTTCTCGGCGATGCCGGGGTTCAGCTTGGCGATCTTCGGCAGGTGCTCGACGCCAGCCATGTCCTTCGCCCGCGTGGACACGATCGAGGTCAGCGCGTTGTAGAGGGAGACGCCCTGACGGATGGTCTCGGGGTGCACGGTCGGGCACCGCCACTTGTCGGCCATCGCGAACACCGCCTTCACGAGCTCGGACTCCTGGCCCTGCCGGGCCCAGAGGTCGAGAACGAACAGGTCGTTCTGCGGAGTCACGGCCATCAGGCAGCAGACCTTGTAGTCGGAGTCCTTGCCCGAGGTGTGCGACGTGTCCGCCGTCATAAAGGTGCGCGAGTACGACGTCAGGAACTCGGAGAGCGGCATCTTCCGGAGGGACGTCTGGTCCTTCTCCTTCTCGTACCAGCAGATGTACGACGAGGAGGTCAGCGGACGGTCCAGGCGGTCGTCGATCTCCTCAAGCCACCAGCCGTGCCGGATGTCGTCGAGCTCGCCGAAGAATGCGTCGTTGCCGTCGCCCGGGGACGCCAGGTACTCGGAGGCGAAGTTCGCGGTGCCGATGGCCTCGCGGATCTCCTCCAGCGAAAGAGCCTCCTTGAACCGCGGACGGGTCAGGGCAAGCTGCTCGCGCTCGGCCCGGGTCGTCGGCCACATGTCCGGCCAGCAGGACGACATCACGCCGTCCTCCTCGATGGCCGCCGGGATCACGAGGCGGGACCATCGGTTGAAGCGCGGGTCCTTGGCCCGTGGACCTTCCGGTGTGTCCTCCAGCTGCATCGCATGCCACAGGTAGTGGCGCTTCGACACGAACGTTCCGACCCAGTCCACTCCGGTGTCCGGGCGCGTGACCATCGGAATCACGATCTTGAAGAGAAGCTCGGCCATGTAGGCCCGGAGCACCGACATCGGCGTCGAGCTCTTGGGGTCGTACTCGGGGTCGTCGAGACGGTATCGGCGGGGACGGCCACCACGCTGCTTCGACGACGCGCTCAGGAGCCGCAGCCAGGATCCGTTCGCCAGGATCATGTGCTCGGTGCTGAACGAACCTTCGCCGCGCCGAGGCACCAGACGGCCACCCTCGTTCTCCGGTCCGAAGTCGTCGCTCAACCGCTGGTTGTGGATGAACTGGCGCTTGATGCGCTCGCCGACCTCTCGCGCGTTCGGGTGCGTGGACGTTGCATACACGAACGAATATGCAGGCCGGGTGACCAGCCGCAGCAGCATGTCCTTGCAGTTGAGGTACGACTTCGCGGAGCCACGGGGCGCGACGGCCGCCGTCATTCGGTACGCAGCCCACTGCCGCAGCAGGACCCAGTGGAAGTCCGGGGTCTCCAGCGGCGTGTCGTCGTAGAACAGCGGGTTGAAGTCGGCTTCGTCGTCCGGCGACAAGTAGTAGCGGTCCAGCCACCACACGCTCGTCACCAGGTTCTCGCCACGCTGCGCCGGATCATCCTCGTGCAGCAGCCATTGGCGACACGCATTGACCCGGGCGAGACGCTGGCCCTCCTTGGTGAGGGTGTCGTAGTCCGCGGGAAGCGGATAGTTCGGATTGCCCTGATCCCGGCCAGGGATCCGCTTGATCTCCATCAGGCCTCCGACACCCTGTACAGGATCATCGGGGTTCCGGGGCCGACGTAGGCGCACTCGATGTTGAACTCGAAGAACTCCTCGGCCTCCTCGGGGCTCATGTCCTTCGCCAGGATCTCGATGATCCGCTCGCGGTCGTACACGGCCAGCGGCGGCGAACCCCACTGGACCGCGTAGCCCACGATGGCATCGTCCATGCCGTCGATGAACAGGGCCGCCGGGTTGAGCTCCTCGATCTCCTTCTTGATCGAGCCGCCGTACTTCACGCTCCGCAGCTCCTCGCGCAGGCCCTTGATCGTCTCGATCGCCTCGTCGAGCACCTGGTGCTCGTCGGACGGGTAGTACTCCCGCATCTCCTGAAGCCGATTCTCGATGTCACCTTGCGGCATCGAAGCCTCCCTGCTCGTAGATCTTCGCGGTCGCCAGCAGGCACAGGGTCCCCAGCAGGAACGTGGGGTCCGATGCGCCGGGCGAATGCACGAACACGCGGGACGCGACCTCGCACCAGTGGGGGTTCAATCCGCCCGAGGGTCCGCACAGCTCGCGGCGGATCGAAGCGCCGAAGTCCGCGGCGGTGCCCACGATCCGGTCGATTTCGAAGATGCCGATGTCCTCGATGACCATCGCGCCCCATCGCGCCAGGTCCTCGTCACGGAGCCGGGGGATCCGCTCGTTGAGCGTCTGGACCGGAAGCGGCAGGGGGTAGGACGCGGCTTGCGATCCTCGACTTTCCAGGGAGCTGGAGTCCGCGGACCTGTGAAAGGAGGCGGGATTCTGAACGGGTCTGCTCGACAAGGGTTCCGTCTTCTTCATGGGTGACCATCCTAACAGATCCGGTGGAGATCATGCCATTCACTTCCGCAACTTCTCGTACACGCCTGTTCAACCTTTGCAGGGCGGCAAGCCTCGTGTTGTCTTCGAGGGAGTTGCGGGCGATGTCGATGTACATGGAGACCTCCTCCTCCACGTCGAACCCGGACCGCTGGATCGCCGCGGCCACCCCGTCGATCGAGAACATCGACCGGATCACATCCTCGCCGTTCTCGATCAGGGGCTGTTCCTTCTTCTTCGCCATCAGTCCTCCGTCCTCATTCCCGCGGCGAACATTCCTGCGCTCAGGAGCGCCGCGATGGCGAGAATAGGCGCAGAGGGCCCGAGCCGTCCCCGGAGACCCGGGAGGTACTTCGAGAGGTTGCGGACCTCCTCGCGATAGACGCGCTGGGCCGCCTCCGCGGTCACATGCTCGGTGCCGATCATGGCCTGCGTGGTCCGCGTCACGTAGCGCTTGGTCTTGCCTGCCTGTCCTGCGAGATGCTCGGACAGCGGACCGCTCAGATCGCGAAACGACTTGTACTCCACGTCGCTTGTCAGGTTCGACATCATCCGCCTGGTGACGTTCTCGAACAGTCTCTCGTCGGCATTTCCAGCCGACACGATCGCCAGCTCGCTCTCCGTCAGGCTGTCTGTCAGCAGCTTCTCAAGCATGGCAGACGGCATCTTCGATTCGAGGAACGAGACCGTCTTTGCGTAGACCTGTCTCGGCGTCATCTTGCGCGCCGCCGCCGAGACGTCCTTCCGGGCTTCGTAGGCCGCCTGCGCCCGGAGATCCCGGATTGCCGCCATCACTGGCTTTCCGCTGGCCTGACCGCCTCCGGTCGTCATCTCCGGCTTGAACTGCCTGGTCGGCTCGCCCCGCTGAAGTCGTGCCTCCACGCCCTGAGGTGCCCGAAGTCCGATGGACGGCCCAAGGAACTCGGTCGCAACCGTGTGGGCCTGCGAATAATCGGGACCCGTCATCCCGAACATGAAGCCCGGATGACCCTTGGCCTGGCCCATGGCGATCTTTCCGGCCTTCTCGGTGAGGAGCCGCTCGCGCTGCCTTGGGTGCATGGTCGCGGCACCAGGAACGACCGTGAAGCCCTCCATGAGCAGCACATTCCGGATCGCGGCCCGCATCGTCGCAGGCTTGAAGCCTCCGCCCTGCGCAGTCCCAAGGTCCATGTAGTACTTGAAGGACCCCGGCCCGAGGCTGGAAAGCTCCCGGGCGGCCATCTTGAACTCGCGCTCGATGTAGGGGTACTTCGTGCTCTCGGCGAACTTGCCAAGGTCCCGGAGGAACTCCTTGGTCTCGGCCTCTCCGCCACGAAGCATGATGCCCAGTCTCGACTGGGTGACCGGAAGCTCCGGCATCACGCGCACCGTGATCATCGACGGATCGGTGATGAGACGTGGACGCCGCTCCAGCCCCAACTGCTGGAACGGCCATTGGTCCACGATCTCCTGCGCGATGCCCTGAAGGCGCTGCGGCTCGTAGTCCGCGCGCACGTTCGAGCTGGTTTGCAGCAGGTTCTGCAGTCCGCGCCTGGGCGGTATTGGGTCAGGACGCCTGCTTGGAGGCCTGTCGAGGGACAGTCCTTCTTGCGCCAGTGCTGCCGATGTGCTGATGGGTTCGGCCACTGGAGCCTCCGTTCAGGACAAGTGTCAGGCCTTCTTGCCCGACTTCTTGCCCTTCATCGGAAACGGCATGGCGGCCTTCTTCGCGGCGGCCTTGCCCTTGGCGGTGTACGGGAACTTCTTGCCATTGACCTTCGGCATGACTGACTCCTAGTAACGAATGAGGTTGCTGAGCATTCGGGCACACAACTGGTCGTACCCTGCGTTCGTCAAGTGTACTGCTCCGCCGCCGTCGTACAACGGGACCATTTCGGAATATCCGAAAAGTTCGGTCAGTGTCACAACGGTCAGGTTGGCACCATTGGCTCCTGACACCATCGCCTTTGCCGTGGCCCGCTGTCCCGACAGCACGTTCAAGGACCCTGTGTTCGATGTGTCCGGATCGGTGTACTGGTGGCTCACGTTGGCCACGAACGTGATGTTCCCGGCCGAACCGCCCGACCCGGTCCACGCACTCGTGATGTTCGTCTTCATGTCCGCCATGCGCGTCTCCCACGACCCCGGAAGTCCGGTGTCCGTGTTGACGCCGCCCTGGACCCACACGATCACGCGCCCGCTTCCGCCCGCGGCGACCTGACGCTCACGCACCTCCTTGAGGTACGTGCCCATCTTGGTGGCTCCCCAGCCCGCGATGTTCGACGCCACCGTGGTCATGCTCTCGCCGCCCCGGTAGTGAAGGCACCCCACGGACCAGCCCTTCCGGACCCGGTACACCGACTGCGCCGCGAAGCCCACGTTGTTGTAGACGCCGAGCGCCGTACCCACGGCCCACGCATAGTGGTGCTCGCTCATCGTGGCGCTAGGATTCGCCGGGACCGTGTGCTCGCTGGCCACCCAGCTGTACGTGCCCGTGGTCGTGATCGCTCCGGAGTTCGTGATTGTTCCACCGGAGGTCTGGGACACCAGGTAGAACGTGCCGGGGGTGTCCTTCGCGGGCATGCGAGACCGGAGAACCCGGTACTTCATCTCGTTCGTGATGCCCATCGGGTTGTCCGTGTCGACATAGACACCCGCGATCGACTGCTGGTACCCGTTGCCGGAGGCGGTTCCGCTGATGTAGATGAAGTCGAGGCCCGCGTCTCCAGACGGGGACGCCGCACCACTTGTCCGTCCGAACAGGTTGATCAGGTCGGTCTTGCCGCTCGAAGCACCAGCCGTCGCGGTACCGCCGCTTCCGAACGCATCGGCCGGACGCAGAGGAGAAAAGTTGCACTTGTGGCCGATCTGCTGGGTAGTTGCATCCTGGTAGCACGGGAACACCATCGTGCCGTAGCACGGAGCACCGAGCGACTGAAGCGCGTTCCCCATTCCGGTCACGTAGCCGTGAGCGCTGTAATCCGTGTTCGAGTCACCCACGAACAGGATGTCAACCGAGTCGGTCCCGTTGAGCGCGTCCCGCAGCCAGCCGGAGGCGGTTTGCTGACCGACGATGCCCCCCACTGGTCGAGTGGTCAGGGCAGCGATGGAGGCGGTCTGGTGTCCACGGGATCGTCGGCGCATGGTCAGCTCTTTCCGCGGAGGCTGTTCGGGAGCAGCAGCTCGATCTTGATCGCCATGGCGTTCTCGTGCATGTCGCAGCCACAGCCCTCGTCGTCGTCGTCCTCCATCTCCTTCGGTTCCGGAGCGTACTTGGAGGGCTTGAGAGGCTTGCCCGCATCCAGTGGGGGGAGCTTCTTCTTGGCCATTTCAGCGGACCCGCTTTCGGATGGAGTTCATGCGCGACATCATCGCGCTGCGCTTGACGTTGTTGGCAGCCCGTGAAGTCGGGCCGACACCGTCGTCGATCTCGTCGTTGTCGATGTCGCCGCCTCCGACGGACGACGGGATTCCGCCCGGAGCCATGGGCTTCTTGACGGGCTTCTTGAACTTGTTGCCGTAGGGCTTGGGGAGTGGGTACATGTCAGGTCCTGAACTTTCGGGTCTTGGAGGCGATGTCGGACGGCTGGCTCACGAACTGACGTCCCTGTGCGCGGCCCTGGCGCTTCGCCTCCGTGGTGCGCGCGTAGTCCTGGGACGACATGGACTCGATGGCCTTGCGCGGAAGGTAGCGTTCGCCCGTTGCCGAGGAACCCTGTGTCGAAGGCTTGCCGGACTTGGTGGTCCAGTCCTGCTTGGTCCACTTCGAGAGGCTGTTGTTCGAAGACTTGGGTCCGACGTAGCCGCCACCGCTCGACTTGTAGGCCTGGGTCGCAAGCTGGGCCTTGCGGGCAGACCACTGGCCCGGGGCTCCGCCCTTCGAGGACGCCTTGAAGCGAGCCACGATCTGCTTCCACTTGGCCTGGTTGGTTCGTCGGACTTCGGACATCAGCAGTTCCAGGCCCGGAGGCTCTTGTTGATGCGGCTGTTGGGGTCGTTCGCGGTCTTCGCACTGGTCAGGCGCTTCTTCATGCCCTTCATCCGGGCGCAGAAGCTCCGGCGTCGGGGTCCGCCCTCGGGCTGCGGCGGCTTCAGGTTTCCGCCCGTGGCGCTGTTGTACGCCCGGCGTCCGGCCTCGCTGAGCCCACCCTCGGGATTCTTGTGGGCGGCCTTGAAGTTGAAGCGCTTCTTGGCGGCCA